CTACTCAGAATCTTTTCTCTTTCGCTTTCGCTTGGGTTTAGACTTGTCATTTTTTGGATTCTCCTTTTGCCAAAAAACCATTTCATTAAGTTCATCATCCCAAGCACATTCAACTAAGTCTTGTGCTGCAAGTTTGGCTAATCCAACATTATGAATCCAAATTGTTGCTTCATCAAAAATTTGCTGATTTTTTTGTTCATTCAAGAGGAGTGGTTATTATCATCAAAACCAAGACAAACACTTTTGACCAAGCCAATCATTTGATCTAGACTGATATAATCATTCAGATTATCGTCTTGAGCATTTTCACTAATACTCTGTGCCGCTGCTTCTCTCATTTGAGAAACATACCCACTAACATCAACAATAGCATAAACTTGATCGTCCATACTTTTCTCCAATTATTTGATAAACTTAGATACACCACCAGAACTAATCGAATCGTCTTTAATGCGGTCAATCGTATCCTGCAAAGTCAACTGTCCTCTTGGTAGCCATTTTACATCACTGTCTAGTGCTGTCAATATCTGAGGTATCCAATGCTGATAAGCATCAGCATATTGATCTGGAAAATAAGTTTTTAGAATTCGCTCAATATGAAACATGGTATTACAGATTGAGTCTCTGTAATCCATTAGGGTATTAAGTTGATCTTTTTGTTCTTGGTTCATTAAACAAGTTCTCTAACAGATTCTTGGTTGTCTTTCCTTTTTGAGTTTCAGAATCTTATGCTTAATTTTCCATACTCCGGTTTCTGGATTTTGATAATCTGGCCCCATATAAATATGAGCAAAACCAGCGTTCTTATCAAGACCCCAAGCATGAATACCCTTGCTATCAACCTTTTCAACAACAAATTTTCCTCTATAACCCATAGGAATTAGTTCGCCATTGTGAAGAAAATATGGGCCTCCACCAACTTTAATCTTATCTCCCTTTGGAGTTCCTTCCAATTAAAATCTTTTACAACTTTGAGAGTTCGCTTTTCTTTATTAGTAATCTTGAAAGAAAAAACATGGTTGCAATTCTTGCAAACGTAGGCTCGCGGCCCAACCATATTGGAACAATTAGGACAAGTTTTCTTACCTTTTGGCATCGTTAGTCTCCTGTGTTGATTGATAACCTAAGTATATCACAGTTATCGGCGTTGTCAAGCGGGTTTCTTTAGTCCATCTATGATTGATAGTTTGCCGGGAGAATAGTGACAAAAATAACTTGAATGAATCTTTCTTTTGTAAGATTATCTTCTTCAATTTCCACATAAACATTAATTCTATAACGATTTTCCCACACATTAATAATTTTAGTCATAAAATGATATTTAGGTTTTTCAACTTGTTTAAATAGCAAACTTTCGATTTCAAGATCCATTAGCAGACTCCTGTTTGTATGTGTCTATTTCAAAACTAACTTTTCCATCTGGCATTTCGATGAAATCTATTGGATAATATTCCAATGTTTCGAAATCAAAACACTTACTTCTTCTTGCCAATGAAAAGAGCCTAAATTTTTTATATCATTGGCTCGTTGATGAAGAAAATTATATAAATCAAGCCAGTTCATCTTGCTCTCCTGTTAGCCCTATCAAGTTTACGAATAGTTTCTGTAGCATTTGCTGGAACTAGCACAAGACTAGGAGCAGTTTTATGTGCCCCAATCCATAAATCCCACGGCACGATTTTCCACACTACAATTCTTGCAGATAATCTTACGACCAGTTTCCACAAGAAATTCATATCGATCAAAATCAATATCGCTGTCGCAATAAATACAGTTCATTGGTATCCTCCGTTAGTCGGATTATACCACAACCATCGGCATTGTCAACTCGTTCGCTGTAGTCAAAATTCCAAAGTTATCACTAAAATTACCACAGTCCATACTATAATAAATATCAGTTAATCCAACACTATATAAAAGTTTGCTACAATTTTCACAAGGTTTACTTCCTAAAATTAATCCTTTTCTATTAATCCGCATAACAACAATTGACCAACTAGGATCAATGGTATTATAGCGATCCAGCAATTTAGAAACAAGATGACTTTCAGCATGATAGAATGGGAATTCTTTATATTTGGGTAAATTAAAATCTTCTCCTATACGATAAGCACCAGTGTGTGTTTTAATCGGATTATTTTGGGTGAAACAAATTAGTTTAGTCCCGTCAAAAGCAGCCGCATAATGATAGCATCTAATTAGTCTGGTCGGATTCCAATTGCTGTATGCTCGTCGTATTGTTTTGTTGATTATCTTCATTTAGTTTTGCTAATACTGGTGGCCCACAGTTTGTATCATATATTTCCCAAACACTATTATCTGTTAATGGAATTTTTTTGGTTCTTTTGATCTTGGATTGTTTGTTAATGGTATTCTTTGTGGTTCTTTCATAAAATGTCCTTATTTATTTGCTAGCATATATAATCCAACATTAGCGAAAGCATAACCAATATAAGTTATAAGCATACCAATATTTTTATGTACAATATATTGTTCTAGTGCAACATACAGATAAACGCATCCAGTAAAAGCAATCAACCATGCACTCATGCCATTACTCCTTTACAAATTTCAGCGTGATGCTCTATAGCATAGTCTTTCATTTTAAGTTCCATGTCAACATCAAATTCTAATCCATAGTTATCAAATGGATTTTCAGCATAATCGGCATGAGCCCTTGGATTATTTCCGGGTTTACTTTCGCTGTAATGAAATAATGGACGGTATTCTCCCCATGTAAGATAACAAGATTCTAATGCTTCTTGTTCTGTCATATCACAAGGATTACATTTGTGATGCAAATAATCGAAGGTGATGGGAATATTTGTGGACGGATTAAAGTGTTCAATAAGTTCTCTTACACTCCAGCAATTAACTTTGTCATCATTTTCAATAACCAATCTGCTCCTACAATTAGGATCAAGACGATTAAAATTTTGAATAAAACGATCAATGATTTCAGAATGTGTTCCATTTTTGTTATGTACATGAAGGTTCATGGGGGCGTTATAATTTGCAGGCAGTCCTATCCGATCAAAAAACCAACTATAAAAATTTAGTTCAATAATAGTTTTATTAACAGCCTTGTCGTTCATTGAAGCGAGAACATTAAATTCGCTTGGATGACAAGTAACACGAACATTCGTGTTCTTGATAGACGATGCGATATTATCGAATTCTCTATTGATAGCGTCATAATTAGGTAAATCTTCCAACTTGACATTTGCTTCATCATAGGTAATCAATGGAAAAATATCGCTACTAACACGATAAACATAATTATTTTCAGCACAGAATTGAATGGTCTTATCAGTGACCATAAGATTGTTTTGTATTCTGTGTCCAAGAGTAGATAATGCTTCCTCTCTAGGTAATGTATTAAAACGCTTGTAGGTCATAGTCTGATGACTAAAACCCTGCTCTTTAAGTTTGAGACTGATGCAGCAAAGACCGTACCTGTTCATGGAATCTCCTTGGTCACAGTATATCAGATTATCGGTCAAAGTCAAGCCGCTTCTTGAGGAATTTCTTCAATGCTGTAAATCTTCACTATATGATATTGCTGCTCAAGTTGCTTCTGAAAAACCATCTTAGCATCAAATTCACATAAAGCCATTATCATTTCGCTCATAAAAATGGTTTGTTTTTTGTAATCATTCCTATCATAAATCAATGCTGTAATATTAAATGTTTTAATTTTTCCACCCAAGAGCCTCTCCAATAATAGGAAATTGTTGAATAAAAATATTTTTACAATCATTAGCGATATTCATATGTTCTTTTTGAGTGCCATTAGATGATCGTAGTTCTATATAGTGAGTCCATGACCGAATTGATCCACTCATATAAAGTCTAGTTGGAGTTGCTAGTGGCAATACAAATCTGGCACACTCTTTTGCAATACCGTCCTTAATCATACCATCATAGATAGCCTTTGCTTTAGCAAAATGTTCTCTAAGTTTACTATTCCATCTGTAAATTATTTCGGTGTCAATATCATCAATACTATTTTGTCTATTTTTATCATCTTGTCTGCGTAACTCAAATAATGGTATTTCTTCTGCTAAAAGATTTGTATCAGCATATCTTTGACTAAATTCTTGAAAAGTAAAACTACGATGACGCAAAATCTGTGCGGCTAATCCTCTTGTTGTATTGATCTCAAGAGTCATATAAGCCATTTCAAATATAGACCAATGTTTATGATCTATACAATACTTGAGTAATTTACTTATATTATCGTTATCTTGATTTTTGGGATTACTGACCCTGGCACAATAAGCAATTTGTTTTTCTGCGTCTGGAGTAACACTAATAAGTTTAACATTCATTTGTATTGATCGTTCCACCATTTTACGGTGCGATTCCATATGGGTTGAAAAAATATGATGCTATTACGCTAGATACGCCACCAATAATACCATTAGCAACCGCAACAGGAACAACAACACAAGTATAAAGTATATTTTTCTTTTTAGTAGTCACTTAATCCTGCTTTTTAATTTGTAAATTTTCTTGGTGTTGTTTTTGATGTTCGAGCCATTTATTATCTGTTATATGATTGTATATGGCAAATGCTAACTTACTCACACTTTTTGCTACGCCACTAGCATCTGGATCATCTAATTTAGCCCAATAATATTGATTGTCCTCTTTATCTTTAATTGTTTCATAGCCTTTAGATTTTGCCCAAGATCGTACTTCTGTCCAAAGCATAAGTTAGTCTCCTAACAACTCATATTACCAGATTTTGCAGGTTTGTCAACGTACTTCCTTTGTATCAATATCATATTCATCAAGTGGTCGATCATAATGCTTCCATGCTTTATCATGTTTAAATGCTACAATTTTCATTCTTTGCTCTGTAATTTGATCCATCTGATATCTTATGAGATCAAACATTTCTATCAATAGTTTTGCCACATCATCATCTGTGCATTTTTTAACTATTTCTGAAAATCTATCCAAACACTCGTATTTTAGTGGTATTTTATCTTTCATTTTTGAAGATATTCTTCACCGGAATACTTTAGTTTTGCTTGAAATCCAGCGGCGTATCCTTGCATATATAGTTTTTTCATAACTTTAATAGAGTCTTCATTCTCTTTTATATAATATAAATTATTATAAACCCATTCGTTATAACTCTTTTCTTCATCACAAAGATCATCCGAGTTTTCGTTCATGTTTTCTGTATTTCTTATAAATATTTAGTATGCCACTAATTAGATTTGGTTTTAAATTATTTCGTATAAATTCGTCATCATTATCTGTAATATATGCTTGCAGTTCATCGTTCAAAACACTTTTATCATAACCCTTTTTTATGATATATTTTGATACTTTACTAAAATCTTTATTATGGGTTTTAATAAAACTATCTATTTCTATTCTATATCTTTTATCATATCCATACATAGCATGAGATAATTCATGTCTCAATGTGCTATTATTTTGAGCCCCTATTAAGTAGAAATTATCATTTCTATATTTAAGTAAAGAGAGTAATTCTTTCTCTTGTGGTGTTAGCGGATCGAAAAGTCCTTGTTTAAAAGGAACTAATACAGAACTTGGAAAATTAAAACCTATCCATAGATCGCTATATAAATCAGCCCCATATTGTAAACTATAATAGTTTTTTATATCTCCGAGAGTAAATATCTTATTACGATATTTTTTACTAGGACTCTCATAAAATTCTTGGAAACGAATAAAAGTTTCACCTAACTCTTTTGAGAGTCCGCACTTATCCATACGCTATTATATGGTTGTTTTTTAGTTTAAGCATTTATCGATACACTACAACTGGTTGTAAAACCCATTGAGTAAAAGGTCTGGTCATTACAGTTTGAGTTCTACAAAATAACCTGTGTTGTTCAACAATTACATTTTGCTGAACCACATAAGGAACCCATTGATAAACAACCACTGGTTGAGGCTGGGCGATATAAACCATTTCGGTTTGTGGTGCTGGCTGAACTATCTCTCTATATGCTACCCACTCTTGTGCATACGCTAATGATGAAACACCCATAATACATAACATTACAAAGCATCTTGCTAAGTTTTTCATATTATCTCCTTATTTATTAACTTTTATCTTTTCACACCATTCTGGAAAATCGTTTACTCGTAAATTTCCAAGCAAGCATGGATGGTTGTGTTGCTAGATTTCTTATAGCATAACATTTGTAGCCGTCTGAGTCACTAGCCACAGTCTATAATATCGTACTCTGTTACACTGTGCAACATTTGAATCAGTTGTTCAATTTTATTCATTCTACATCATAAAGTTCTGGAAAAAGGTCTAAATATATAAATCAGCAAATGGTTGCTTGAATACGCATCATTAATTTCTAGTCCAAAAATAGGACTATCATCGTCATTGCTTTACCATTATATACCATTATTTATTGGTTCCACAACATATCTTGCATGTATCTGGTATATTATTTCACCAAGATAATAACTCGCCAGCAAAATCATACGTTCGTTTGTAGATTTTTATCATCAGTATAGTATTTTATAATACAGTGGTTCTCATACTCCATATACAAGTATGATCCAACACTATCAATAATGAGGATATTTACGATATACCTGTCTTTATTCATTGGGCCAATCTTTTTCTAATTTATCTAGTGTAGAGTCTAACAGTGCCATCATCATAAAAAGCAATCATGCGTCTCCACCAGAAGTTCTTTATACTTTTTCGGGCCAGACTGAGTGTAACACACATTCATTATAGTCTGACCATAACGAAGTTCAAACTCATTTTCATAATAGACTCTATCAGCACGATTAAGAAATTGTTCAAAGTCATAGATATTCATCGCCCTCAAGAGGGTCTTTGTCATAGCAAAAATTGAACGGCCCCAAAACTTTTTTTCTTTGTTGTTTGATAAGTTTAACACATCAGAAAAACAGTTTTCACAAATATCAATATTATATTGATAGCCATCATGGATACTACCATATCCCACGTAGCAGCTTAATTCGGCCCATGCTGGCCCTATATTCATTAGCAGTTGATGATTTTCCGCAAACATCACAATTTACATCATCGACAACTTTTACTGTTTTTGTTGTGTAAGTTTTCATTTATTTCTACAACTATCACAAAGAGTAGTAATCCATCCACCCTTATTGGGTTTGCCGGAATTACCACAAACTTCACAAACTTTATAAGAGTATTCTTCGATGCCATACCAATAACACCCTCTACGTAATTATCACCACCTACTAAAGTATACTCTTAATCCACCGTATTTTCCTTTACTTGATCAAATTTAACCGGAATATAATCCAGATCGGGTTGATCATTAGATTTGTTTATTCTCTGTTCTAATACGAATTCTATCTGATATATTTTTCATTGCTGAAATATACGCCTAGCAAACAGATGCTAATAGTTCATACCAACCATTATTGCACTCTATGCTACGAAACTCATACTACGATTCCATAGGGGATTTATTCCTATTGGAAAATAGGTTAGGATACTTTGCGTAAAGTTTATCTTGAAGTTCTTGATCCATTATCTGCTCTTATATTTTTTCTGCTTTTCAAGCACAGAAAGAATACTGAGATACTTTTCAGCATCTTCTTTGGGTGCTAAATTCGGTCACAATAGCCTGACCATCACTCTTGGGCAGATTGACGGGTTGACCATTACGCACCACAATGAACTTACTATTCTTCTGAACGACTCCAAGACTCATTATTTCCTCACTGTAAAAAAGAAAAGACCCACACTCGTATTATACAAGACTATCGGCATTTGTCAAATGTCGCTCGACCATTTTTCCGTTTCGCACAACATAGATATGAACTCCAGTATATGATGATCGAATATATTCTCGACCACCATCAATCATATTACCATTGTCAAAACTCTTATAGTCATGGTGAGATTGAGAGTATTGAAGATTACCATCATCATCTTCTACCATGCCAAATGATAATTTTTCTATTTCATCAGCATTAAAAATAACATATGATCCATCTTCATAGTTAATGCCGATACCAAAATATCTGTTACCAAACTCTGGATGAGAAGTTTCTCTATAGAAAATATCCACAGGACGATCACTCATCCTAAAATCTGTGGTACAAACATAGTTGATTGGAACTCCATCTTTTTCAGAATAAAGTTCGCAAACCTTGTCAGTTTTAGTAATTGGAAAATGTTTAATCATGTTTGATTTCCGATATATTCATCAATATCTGGCTCAAAAATCTTCTGTTTCTCCAAGAATCATAGCAGCACAATATAGAATGTGTTGTCGTGGATCATTTCCATCCTGTACAAATTCTTGATAACTAATTTGTTCACTATCACTATCAAAAATATATCTGGCACACTCCATAGCAGCATCAACATAAGACAGTTCGGTTTGAGTTTTCATTAAAGATTCTCCACGTTCTTTTCAATAATGTTAGCAATAGTATTAAACTTACGTCCAATATCATTTAAATCTGCTAGACAAAAAAATCATTACCAGTATCAAAATCTCCTAAAGTTTGAACACCGGCCCATTGTCTAACAACTTTTGGCAATCCTTGAGATTGATTACCAAAATAGACAAAATTAGCCTCAAACCCATCCACGCTTCTAGTTTCTAGAGATTTCTTATGATTCTTTTTCATTGATTCATTATATAGTTCACAAAGAACACCAAGACAACAGTGTTGTTCTTGTCCCTTTTATTATATTGCTTGAGCCAAGATTTACCCTGCTTATATTTGCCGCTACGCAGAGCCTTAACCCACTTTTAGCAACTTCTTTTTCATCCGAATTGTGTCCACTTTCTTTCAGAGATAATATCCTTAAACTTTTCCCCAGCAGGAGTTAGTTGAACCATACCATCCACCAAAAGATACAACCATCCTTATCGCCCGGATTATCATATCTGTCACCACCTTCTTCATCATAGTGGTCAAAATAAAGAGTCAAACCTGTTTTCTTATTGAAAGAATTTTTAAGAGCAACTACAAGATTTTCATAATCTTGAAAAATATCTTCACAATTTGATCTTCACTAAGTTCAAGTCTCATAACAGGCTTAGACTTATCTTCCTCCAACAGAAACGTACAGTTCGTCTTTAATTCGATTAGGATCATCCCCAAGTTAACCATTGACCAATAGTTCCCCAACCAACATTATCAAAATACTTAGCCTTCTCAATAGCATTAATTTCGTCAGGACAGATTTTCTTCAAGTCCTTATATTCGATAACAAAACTTCCAACAGCAAAACTACCCATACCCATAATTAATTCTCCACAAAAGAGTTGTCGAAACTTTGAAAAGACCATCGACATCGCTCTCAGAATAAGGCCACTTTTTAGTGAGCCCAAAAAGTTCTTGAGTCTTAATAGTGGAATGAAGAAGTTCCAAAGCATCAAGAATCATATTCATATCGTGCTTTTCAATGTAGTAGTTCATACTTTCTCTCAAAGTGTGATAGCCAAGTATACCACACTATCGTCAGTTGTCAACACCAACTTTAGAAATTATTTGGTGCTTCGTGGATGACCCTTGGGAAGAAGATCATTGTCCTGTTTATAGTTTGGATTTGATGGGCGACCATTTCTTAACAAATATAAAAATGCGTTAACTCTTGCTATTGCCCATCCATCTCTACTCATTTTAGGGTGATGACTTGTGCTAAATGCTCCTGCTCCCCTTCTATAAACAGCCTTTAACATACCAAGAGTAGCCTTGCTGCCTTTATCTTTTTATTATGTTCAGCGACCAATGCTTGTAATCTTTTAATTATTGATTCATCAAGACTAATTTTACCCTTGTCATCTTTTGCACTATCTGGTTTGTTTTTCTTTGATCCTTTTTTCTGATCTTTTTTGGGGGCCGGAGTTTTTCGTGGATCATTTGGCCCAGGTTTACCATATTGGAGTGCTTCTGTATTTTCACCTTTACCATACTTACAATGCTGGCGACAACTAAAGCCGGGAACTTGATTTTTCCCACAATTACAATAACTCATATCTTTAGCCGATATGTATTGTTGTATTGCTTCTAGATATTTGTTGGTTCTCATAAATAGTCTCCAATTTATGATACACCACTCAGAGTTGTATGAAAACTATACCTTTTCTTTTATTGACCGGAATAAACTCATCATATCTAATTACATTTCTAACAACCCACCCATATTTAGGTTTATCATTCCAGTCACAAAATTCATCACCTTCTTCTACCAAATGTCTTTTATAATCCCTTATCCAAGAATCTTTATCATAATATTGAAAACAATGACTAAAAGTTATCGTACCAATAATCCTACTCTTAAATCGACCATATTTCCCCGGAGTCTCAATAAGAGCAAGAGGAACATCCTCATACTTTCTAGGCGGAGGATATGATCGTGTCTCTACGGTTTTACTGCCCCATATTAAAAGGCGTGACCAAGGAATCTGTATGTTTAAACCAGTCAATCTAAATACCCTCCAACCAATAGTATTCATAAACTTCTTGCCATGAGGGAAAAGTGTAAAAGGGTTCTCCCTCGTTCACACAATTTCCCAAACTATCATAAATATCGTAAAAATCCACTTTACGATTATCGTAATCTGTCATGCTATCATAGCAGGCAAAAACTCTATAAAATCCATAGTCTACAGAACTATCGTATACATACTTGGCAACCAATTCGTTCATTTTACAACCTCAACAGAAAGAATATGACAATTATTAGGATACGCATCCTCACACTGTTCAATAGCGTGTTCTTTATCGTCTGCCATGCAAAAGAAAGAATAGACTTCATGGTGGTTTTTAGGCCAATAATATTTTACGATATACTGTTTCATATTGCCTCCGTAGTAGTGCTAGTATACCACTCTTATCGGCGTTGTCAACCGTTTTCTTTAGACAAACTATCTAGCAATTGTGGTAATGATTCTAACTGATCTTTTTCCATTCTTATTTCAGTAAAATCATCACTCCAACTATGAATTCTAACTAGATAAGGAAGTTTTTTAACATTAGGACTATAGTGTATTTCTACAAAATAATCCCCATAATCAAATTCATACAGTTTGGTTGCTGTCATCTTTATCAAGCACAAAGTAAATAAAATCGGCTATCGCCTTTAGTTCCTCACGATTCATAGGAGCAAAAGCAAAACTGCTACTAAGAACAACATCATAAGGATAATCTTTTAGTATTTCAGTATCATCTTTGCGGGGCCATTCTCTACAAATATGAAACACACTATGTTTTGTGTGGGTTGTGCTTAGTTGTCTCATTAGTATATCCATTCATTTAAATTAATAATTTCATACCAAAAATAAATTTCCCCAGTTGGAATATACATATATGCCTTTTCATCCTTATTGTAAGGATGAGTTATTTCTGTAATAGAATTTTTAGCCTCTTCTAGAGAAGAAAATGTATCAATCCAATCTTCACTACCTCTAATTGGATAATAAATATCGCCCATCGTCAATAAATAAAGTTTCACGGTATTGGTCTTATCTCCCATCCTAGTTTAGTAATATCTTCTCTTACTTCATCAGTCACATATCCTTCATTACCCCCACAATAAAAGTTTATGTAATCACCTTTCTCAAGAATATTGGCAATTATGCCACCAGATGTTCGCCAAGTGTAACTACATTCCTTATTGTCTTTTATAAAATCATTATTACAAAGAGCCGCATATAAATCCATACAGTATTGTTCTGACGCTATACACTTGCTATGAATATAATCACTAGTTCGTAGTTCGTATTCTAAATCTGGTAAATCGGTTGTAGGTATAGAGTCTTTCATTTTGCCGTTTTCCCAAAACTTTTGATATGTTTCATAAACTTCTTGGCTCATATTTCCAGATTCCAAGTTTTTCTTGTCACAATTTTGATGAAAACTATATCGGTCTGGACTAGTTCGGTATTTCATTTCTTAGTCTTTTTTCGTGGTTTAGGCTTTGGTTTTTCATACTTGACACAGAATACATCTATTTCCTCAATGGTAGCATTACGCCAGTAATTATCATACGATATCAAATATGATTCTGCTACTTCTCTTGAAATGCAAATCATTTCTAATTCTTCTCTAATACTACCAGCACCATGCTCAGAAAATATACCGTAAACTTTCATTTGTTTTCCTTGATTAAATTAAATTTCGCTGAATAACTTGCTATTTCGCTCCACTCACCGTCTTTATAATTATAATGCTTATAGTGAACTGCAATAGGTTCGTCACTTTTGAATATCAAATTTGCTACTCTAAATTCACTCCATTTTTCTTCATCATTTTCTCCGTTTTCAAGATTACCAATATCTACTAATTGGGCTGAACCGTATTTTGTATTTAAATTTCCGCTCATTACTGGCATAAAATATCCCTTTCGACCAGTTGGTTGTATTATACCACCAGTTTGAGGTTCTTCAAGTACCCACAAATTATCTTCATAGAAATATCTGGTCAATTGTATAGTATGAACTGGTACAACCTCTGTTCGTCCCAAAATATGAATACTTTGAACATTACCAATAACAGATGATGAAACATAATGTAATGGCTCTTTATGTTCGATCTTTGGTGTTTTTTTATCTTTTAGATAATTATATAGATTATACCTTTGTGTAACAAAGATTATAGGTGAAACTAAAATTAATATAACAACAATAGTTATAAGAAAGTCTGTTATGGTAAATTTATTATTCATAATCAAAGCACTCTACTTTTTTAACAGTACGATTTTTACGAACATACTCATCAGTATCTTTGGTCATTTTAACATACTTTTCGGCTTCATCAAATGAATCAAACTTTAATACCGTTTTTAGTGGAGGAAAATCTAATGGCCCCATATATTTATATGAAAAAAGATAGTGCCAGAAGAAATACCCTTTCTTTCTTATCTGATACCATTCCCTACCATTACCATTAACAAATTTACAAATTTTATACTTAGTCATGATATACTAATTCCTCTTAACCATTTTAATACATTCATAGGATGATGATCTTTAAACTGAGGAGTTGAACTAATATATCCAGCAGCAAACTGTATAGTCATATTTAGATTATCTATAACTTTTTCTAGATCTTTTATTCGTTCTTTATTTGATCTATCAATATTATATGCTGTATCAAGTTGAATATTTTTATCTTTGACTTGATTTTGTAGTGGTACGATAGTATCGTTCCACAATTGGTCTATCTCTTTCTTTGTATCTTCTTTAAAGTTTGCCAATCTTTTTTCTAATTTTTGAATTTCCCTGTTCTTTTCAGAGACAGCATACTTTACCTTTTGTTCGATGAGAGTCTTTTGATCCATCATTCTATTAGGATCATAAACTGTAGACGTACATTTATTATACTCTTCTTTTTCTTCTTTTAAATTGATAATAATAGCAGATAATCTCATGTTCTCTGCAAGTAATTGATCATAAGTTAATATGTTATTACATTCGCTCATTTAACATCCTTTTCAACTTTTTAATAGCCATAGTTCTACTATCTTTCATTAGTTCATCAATAAGAACATCAACCCTTTCATCCAGTGTCAATTCTGCTGGTTTGGGTGAAACAGGTGGGTTTATTAAGTCCTCTAAATATCTCTTGTCTTAAATCAGTTACTATACCATTATCATACAAACCTATGTTATACATTTGTGCTGAAAAACTCCGACCATTTGCTATAAAATATTTAGTCTTAAAAATAAATCATGTTCACTATCTGTTGTATGTTTATCGGTTTTATGAACCATAATAACTTATCAAAGATGGTAATTTCATTATTAAGATTAAGAGTTAGAGTATCGCTTTTAGCATCATGCTTATCATATGCTAGGGCTGATTAACAAAGTCAGATTTTTTATAGCGGTTCAATGTGATAAAACTATCAGCATGTTGTTCATGGCTAAATTTGATGTATGGATCATAATAATAGTGATGATCATAATCTAACAAATTCGTTGGTCCATATGTTTGAAATGATTGTATAGAGTAGGTACGATCATTAATAACCCAGTGATACTTTATATCATAAAAGTTACCGCCCGGTTTCTGAGCAAAAGTTAAACAATATGGTACTATGTCTTTAAGTTTCATCCTAATTCCTTTAGTTGTTCTTTATTTAATGGGACTAATTCTATTCGTTCTAGTTCCCAAATATCATTCATATAAGTTTTTAAACACTTTACTATCTTTTGGTGGATTATTACCATAGTATTTACAGGAACACGCAGAGCATTTCCAAATATACAATTCATAGTATGCTACAGGAGAAGATAACGCAAAGGATATCAATAAAACTATTAGAGATTTAATAACCATGATAACGCTCTATTTCTTCAAGTGAAATTGTTTTTCTGCATCTAAAACTCTATTAATATCCACCGCATTTTGATAGCCTTGTAGTGGATTGTTATATTTTCCCCAACCATTCCTAGTATATAATTCCTGCATACTTTCATCAAGATCATCACTCATTTCTTGATAAGTTTTAGGAAACATCCAATCAAATAAACTTGTAAAACCTTTTAGGAGGTTCATGATTCATTCTCTCAAAAAAGTTTTCATTTGCCATAAATCCTAGTATAAATCCCATAGAAAACATTCCTAGTAGTGGATCATTCCACCATAAGCAAGAACCTATAAAAATAGCAGCAAAACTATATACTACTATTAGTTTTTGAGTTTGTGTTTTAGTCATTTACCACCAGATATAAGGTTCATAAGGACAGTCTCGTTCATGGTTAGGCCAATATTCATTATCATCTTTCGGTGGAATATATTTTGGATAGTTCATTATATCAACTCTTTTGGAAAGTTCTTTAATCTGTTGCTCAAGATTAAGAATCATTTGTTTCATAACTGCTAATGATTGATGAACACTATCAGTTTTTTGATTTTCGTTTTGTAGATTTTTTCTTTTAACTGATTTCTTTTTCATTTGTATATGCTTTCATAATATCAAGAAATTGATCTATACTTTCTTGTGTAGTATCTTTTCTATCACCAATGTCTATGAACAACCATCCGTTCCATCCTGACCAGATATATAATTTGGTGGGTGAAGTCTCAGAGATTTTAAATAAAACGCCCACCGTATTCAACAATAGCGGATATGAGGATATTACCGTCTGTTCGTGATCGTCTTTCACTAATAATTTTCATTGTAATCCTAACTCTTGATCCCACTCATTTAACTTGTCTAACGCTTGATTTCTTTGATAATTCAAGCCCGCCACAAATCCACACTGGAAATAATAAAAATCATTAGGATTTCCTTCATGGTCGCCTTCAAGCCATATTTCCTTGGCTAATTCTTTGGCTCGACTATAACCAGATTGAACAATTTCTTTTTTGTTTTTGTTGCCAGTTCATTTAATTGTCCATATTCTATCTATAAAGTTTAAAAATTGCATAAAGACAATAAAATATAGTAAATAATACTCCCAACGTGGAATAGTTATCATCGTATTCCATTATATCTATGATCGTAAATATGCGGATTATTTTCTATAATATTTAACCAATTATTCTCAACTTGTAGTTGGTCACAAACAAAACTATAAAAGGACAAGCCCTCATACTCATTTTCTGGATATGATCCATTTTGCTTATCGTACTTTGTAACGAATTGTTCTAGAATATTTAAAAATTGTTGATTATTCATCTGTTGTCTCTGGACGTAAAACTTTTAGTTCTAGTGCTGATGTTAATAGCAAATGTTTATTAGTTATATTACTGTCTTTTTCCAATTTATAATTTTTTGTTCAACTCTATGATAACTTTCGGCACTTAATTTATCCACAGTAGAAAACACTAACACATCATCTGGTTTTAAACTCATCACAGAGATTTGTGGCAAATCATTCATTTATAGTGTTCCTTTAAGTCTATTTTGCAACTCCGCTATCACATCCATATTATATTTACTACCATCAATTTTACCACAAATATATGCTGTTTTAGCCATTTTTCTATAATTTCCCAATGATCCACAGCATCATTTGGAGGATCAACTATAACTTCACGATAAATGCGTTCTAGTCTTTTGTTGTATCCTTCTTTTCATTCATCCAATCTTCAAAATTCATTTTATGTTACTCCCAATCCAACCCGGACTATCATCAATCCATATATCAACCGCTATATTTTGTCGTTTGATAAAATCTTCTTTTGGTTCATCGTAAGAAAAATATGTTTCTATACCTTCTGGTAAAGAGTTCATAAGTTCCTGACGATGCTCTAAAATATTTCTTCGTGCCGTAACACAAATTATATCATGCCCGTGATCCTTTGCAAGTTGAATCACTTTACTCCAAAATAGGGGGTCGGCAGTATATGTATCATCGTAATCTATGGCTATGGTGAGTTTATTCACTGTAACCCTTTATCTATAGCATCCCAAGTTACATCTTTATATTTTGGATAGTCTACAGGCCAGTATTTTTTGGGTTCAGTGTCTTTTGGATAATATGGTTGAGAATACTGTAGTCCCTCAACCTTTTTAATGAGTTCTTTAACAACCCCTTCAAGATTAAGTAAACTCTCTAATACAACATCAATCTTTTGCTTAACTGGTTTCTTTTTACTCTTTTTCTTTTTCATTTTATAGAGTCCTTATTCATCACGGCCCTCGTCGTATCCATCATCATAACCATAAAGATAACCTATATCAAATCCCTCATGCCAACATTGTTTCATTAGTTCTAATGCCTTTGAATTATTCAGTAAAAGTTCTTGGTCATCATGTACACTAGGAATTATTTTTTCTTTAAGTCTTTCAATAAAATATTCAAAACTATGAGGATTGAGTTTAGGAGGGTCAAAAGACGTATCATTTATAATACATTTTATACTAGAACGCATCTTTTACATTCTCCTTATAAAATATAACTACATGACTTCCATAATCTGTAGTTACCATTATTTTTCGCTCATCATACTCCACGCCATGTTCATAGCACAAATCTTCTGCTTCTCGTAATAGTTGTTTTAAAGACAGGTCAGAAGCATATAGTTCTTTTTCTTTATTCATTTTTTAAAAAGCCTTCGTTTATCCTAACTCTTATACCATCACTATGAAATATGCTAAAGTCAGTTTGATATAATGGTAGGTTAACTCCTATAACTTTTCTACTTTTGTGACATCTCAACAAACAAATATCTGCTCCTTCTCCTTTTATCCATTCACTATAAGTAGCAGCAGCACTATCCAACAATAATTCCACTCTATCAGATTCTTTGTCTATCCATAAACAAGCACACGCTTTATATTTTTTGCTTTCTTCTACAAAAGCATCCCAGTCAAAATTTTCCATAGTCTTTTCCTTTGTATTGAAAACACCCCAATTATCTGACGTTGAATCTCTAAATACGAGAAACAGCGGTCAAGGATGTTACCTCCCGGCGATCAACCCGGTGGTGAGTGTCGATTCACTTCTTCTCCAGTATTATAGTCGATCACAGGTTTTTTACAAGCCTTCATCATTCTTTCAAGATTCCACTTCAAGCCCTCTAAGTCATCAGATATTGGATGTGCCAAACTTTCAGATATATTAACAATGTCTCCATTATCATCATAATATACCTCATGAATACCATAACTAATATCAGTATCTCCAAGAGGAATTTTAGTCACAGTTTTTACAACACGATAGTTCCACATTTATTCTATCTCCGTAATATTCAAATACAATTCAGTTGTGAGAATCTCTATAGATAAGACTTCTTCTATAGAAAAATTATCTTTAAGATATTGTGAAAACTCCGTAATATCCCCGACATGAGTTGGCGACCCAATATCGTTAGATTTTTTCCAGAAACTTAGTTGTTTTTCTAGAAATTCTATAACTTTAAGTTGTTTAGGGGTGGGTTTCAATTGTAGACGCCCTTGATTGTTGTGAACTAAAAACTAGATACAAATTTGCTAGATCATCAAGAGAATAACCTTTATTATGTGGTATTCCCCACTGTTCCTTATCTTTCATGTTTTTGTGCATGAGGTACAGGGAGTCGAGGATTATTTCATAAAAATACTTTTTAAGATTCTCTTGATCCACAGATATAGATTTAAGTGCGGACTGAATTTTATCGTGATTTATAGTCATATTATTTATCCAAAACTTTCTCAATATAATCTAATACTTTTTGAATCTGCTCTACTGAATAAGGAAATCCATAATAATCAGTTTTATCATCCTCAACCTCAAATTGATAAACAACTAATGCCTCACTAATGAGAAGCAGATCATTTCTTTCAATATCAAGTTTCATTTTTTTTGGTAACTTTTTTGGTTCTACAGTAGATTTATTTTTGTCAGTTATTTCTGGTAATTCCAAAGTATCAACCTGTGCTGATCTAATAGCATCTAACATTGATTGAATCTGATGTTCTTGTTTATAAAGAGGCATAATATCACCACCAGCACAATCTTCACGATGGGTAACTGCTTGGTTGTATGATATGAATACTCTATAAGAGTCGGGTTGCATAACAGCCCATGCTATTGGTTCTTGTTTATTCATAATAGAATCTATATTATCGTTAAAGTTTTGTAGCCTCTTTACCAACTCTTGTCCTACATTCAGTTTATCGGTACTCATGGTAAGTGTAGTTTAACAGAAATTTTTACTTTGTCAAGTGGATGGTTCGCCGCTACCGATTCTATAAATCATCATTTCTATTTGATCAGTATTTTGCTCTATAACCATTTGTCGTGGAGTTTTATTATCAAAAGCCGGATTAGGAGCATCCAACCAAGAATCAATAAATTCTTCTCTCACTATCTGTTTTAGTCTTTCTTTAAGTTCGTCGGTAGTTTTCATCGTATCCCTTTATCATAACAAAATTTACAAAAGTTTCTATAGAAATAAGAATCTACTGTTCTATAACAATTATTACATCTAAGTTCAAGATGAGTTGTTATTTTAACTTTAGTGTTTATATTATCATTGTGTATTTTAAGAAAATATTCCGCAGTTTCTTTGTCTATACATCCATCTGGAATAATATAGTCAATCTCACTAATTCTTGTAGTATCTCCGATCTTGTTTATATATTTAATAGGTTTAATTGGGACAATAATTCTGCACCAACAACTTTCACCAGTATTACATAGTTTCTAGTTTCCACGGCACAGTTAAACTGTGAGCATGGGCAGATTCGTAGTTTTCAAAACTTTGTTCAGCCATTTGACACCACAATATTAACACCATCAATAACATATACGTATCAATACTATCGCCGGGGTATTGACTGCTAGGTATAGGTTTATTTACTACCTTGTAGTCATAAGTAAACAACTATCCAATGGTACATTATAAAACTGGTTTAAATATCTCATAATGGCTTCTGTAATATCATCTGTTGATAGATAAAATTTCGTGTTATTTTGTATTTTCATTTGGGTTTTTCCATTAATTGAACAATATTTCCATCTTTAAACTTTTATCTCATAAAATTCTTTTCCAGGGACTATTAAATCCTGTATCTATAACACGATATATTCCAATAATCGGACAAGTTTTTTTTGCCCAATCGTCCCATTAGATAGTTAATTAGTTGATTCATTTAGTAGTCTCTCACGAAAATCAAGCAATTGATCTAAGTGTGCTTTCGCCCTTTCTACATTTTCTTTTTGGTATACGATTTTATCATCTATATCTTCTACTGTTGCTAGTCTAATTTCTTTACAGTCTCTTAACCCATAATACCAATCTGGTTCTGAACTCCAAAAACTTGTTCCATAGTAAGGATCATGCTCTGCCTCAAAAATATGTATGGCTTTACCATTGTGGTTTATTAGTAGAAACTATATCGCCCTTTTTCCAGTTTGGTTTATTGTTTGTTTCCATAATGCACTATTGGTAGTTTGCTAGATTCTACCAGTTGTTCTAAAGTTTGTAAAGACTCTGTATTTAAACTTCGTAAATAAGTATCAAAATTGTTCCAATCCTTTTTATCTATCAATAACCAGTATTCTCGCTCAGAATATCCTAACGAATCATTACTGTGACATTCTACTCGTCCAGCCGCCCAATGATCGCCGTTTGTTTTTATCCATTCGTTATTCATTATAACTTCTTGAACAAGATAGTAGTTCCACATATTAATCAACCTCATAAGCCATAAAAGCATCCCATGAGCCAATCATTTGATTAATCTTCTGTTGATTTCCAACTGGACTAATTTCTTCCTCAATATTTCTTATCAGTCGGGCTAAATTACGAGTTTTATTAGTAACTCCATCCTTACTGTATTTATAACCATTACTATATACCTTAACGGTATAACCAAGGTTTTTGGCCCATTTGTTCACGCTCTTGAAAGAATATCTCAAAGTTCTTCCCCAGTATGATAATCAATAACAGGCCAATCACAAGCCGTCATCATTTTTAGAAAGAACGCCCATTAAACTATCCATATTATCAGAGATAGGATAAGTTGGTCGCTCAGAAATGTTCACAATATCCCCATTCTCATCAGTAAAAACTGAATGAATCCCATAACTAATATCAGTTTCCCCAAGAGGAATTTTAGTTACATATTTAACAACTCTATAGCCCCAACTCATTTCTTTTCCTTTCATTAAATATTATTCGGTTTTATCTGTATCTTATCACTAGGACTAACAGCGTATGCAACTTAATCATGCCTTATTAATTTGCTAATAACAGACCGGACAACCGAAACCGGTATTATTCATTTCTTTTACCCAACAGTCTCATCTACATTATAAGCATGAGAAATCTTTAAAACTTCCCACGATTCCATATATTTAGTAGTCTCGTCTGGATATTGTGGCATTAGTTTAGAACATTGTTCAATTGCTTCCTCTTTTAGAAGAACAATCTCTCATTGTAACTTCAATAGTAATATAATGATACATATTATTTTCCTGTGATAGTATAAAGAAAATCGGCCAAACCCTTTAGTTCTTCCTTATTACAAGTATAGCCCACGCAAGTATCATTTCTGTCATTATAAATACTAACGTGCATCCTATCGTGACTCCAATGATTTATCCGAATATCAATCATTTCGTCTTTATGAACAAATAATATTGAAGCGCCTGAGTATTCATACCATTCTTTCCACAGTTCCACTTGGCCCATTAATAATCTCTAAAATCGCCCTCATACTCATACCAACATCATAAAGTAATTCCTCTACTGCTGATTGATCGTAACTAAGATCAAATTTAATAGTCATATCTTTAACTTCTTGAGCAATAGTTTTAATATCTTCTATATCTTCGTTAGTCATTTCTTTTCTCCCCAACTATCAATAGTAACTGGTTGACCATTTTCATCTAACTTAAGAATCGCTCTAGCATAAGTCCATGCTTTAGGATCAGTATGATGATTGTGATTATTGTCTGATAGATTATTTTCGGCCATCCAATTCTTATATGCTGTATGAGCATCACTACTACTTTTAAATCGCTCAATCAGAGTAAACTTACTATGTAACGATACTAGATAGGGATTATCACTATCATACATTTCTCGTCTAATAATGTCAGTCCCATAAACCAATTCGTTACCTTGGGGCTTGCCGTATTTTTCAGTATATGTCATTTCATATCCATTTTGTTTACATTATATTCCACAAACTTATACATGAGTATCGTTAAGATTATAACTAGTAAGTAATCCTGCCACATCAATTATTCTCCACAAACTCTTTAATGAAATCGGCTAAATCCAATAGTTCTTCCTTACTCATAACAGGAAAAGTAAATTGGCTACTAATAATCATCTGATAGGATAGTTTTTCGTCTAGTGACCAACCAAATCGGTCTTTATATATGAACCTTAAAGTCCATGCCACTAAAATAGTCTTGTTTCATTTGGATTCTCTACTGACTTAGAAGTATACCATGACATCGGCGTTTGTCAACATCAACCTTGAGAAAATATACTAAATATAGTGTATTTATTAGAGTTGAGAGTGTGGTCAGACATTCTTAATACTACAATATATTAACTATCAAACGCCCAGATAATTGTCAACTGACCTTGACGTTATTTGGGTTGTTTGTTTTAATGGACTAATTATGAATACTAAAGTTTGTACAAATTGTTTGGTTGACTTTCCTGCCAGTATTGAATATTTCTATAAAAAGTTGATGGTAAATATGGATTAACAACCAAATGTAAAAATTGTACTAAAAAATCTGTTAAGTATTGTTATAGCAAATATCAAAATCAACGATTAGATCAGAAGAAACAATACTACGAAAATAATCGTGAAATTATCAATAGAAAAAATCATCAATATCAATCCAATAATAAAGACCAAATTTCTAAACAACGCAAACAATATAGAAAAATAAATTCATCAAAAATTAAAAATACAAATAAAATATGGAACAAAATAATAAGCATAAACTTAGAGAATATTATAGATTAAAATCCCTTAATGATACAAACTATAGATTAGCCAGAAATCTACGATCAAGAATTAAATCCACAATCAAAGGACATATCAAAAGTAAGAAGTCACTAGAACTATTAGGATGCTCATTAGAACAAGTTAAACTTCATATAGAGTCGCAGTTTAAAGAGGAATGAGTTGGGATAACTGGTCTTTAAAGGGTTGGCATATTGACCATATTCGCCCAATATCTTCATTTGATCTTTCCGATCCTGCTCAACAAAAAGAGTGTTTTCATTACTCTAATCTTCAACCATTATGGGCCATAGATAATCTAAAAGGGTGATTCGTGGGAATCTAACCCAAAATAAGGGTATTTGTTTCATTTAATGTTGATTTCTTGCCCATTACTACTAATCAATAGTCTGATTATATGTTTTTAGAGGCTTTAATTCTCTCAATCTGTTATAGATAATGGTCAAATTAATTCGGTCAACACTCAATTTTTCGTGTAGAGTCTGATTAATAATTGTCTTTAAAATCGAAATTTCTTTATCGGTCAACAATACATTCCTATACATTTTCATCTATACCTATTAAGAAAATACATCTACTACTAGTACCCAGTATACCAGAGGAGTCAAGGGTTGTCAATACCCTTTATCGGCCATTTCCTATAGTGGCCTTTAGCCTATTTTACATACGGGCCAATTTAATAAGTAAAATTCGCCGAATTTAGCGAACAAATATAGCATAATCCAGAAGCAAACCGTGACGAATATGTTTTCTTAGGATTGCTACTGGTGGTTTTCGTATGGTTCATAGTGGAAATAATAGAAAAAATTGATATAAAAATATCTAAAAGGTTCCATCCTTCACAGTTTTATGAACAAAACAATCATCAACCTCTAATGTTTTATCAAAAATATAATCTTTTGATTCTAGTAGATTTCGAACCAAGTTTCTCTTAGTTTCCTCATGATTGTGTTCATATGTTATGCAGCCAAAAGTATATTTGTCAAATGGAAAAACGGACAATATTTCATACTCACTTCCCTCAGTATCCAAAGACAGATATTGTATCTTACTAGGCATATTGTGTTTGACGAGATAGTGTTCTAGTGGATAGGCCATAACCATAATCTTATTTGCTTTTTGAACTGTGGGATTATCTTTACAATTATTTATATGATCGCTTACTCCTCCCCAGTCTCCAGCACAAGTAAACTCTACTTCTTTTTGTTCTTTGTATACGCAACCAACTTCCACGGTGGTATTAGTTCTATCTGAATAATTTTTAGGAAAAGGATCAATACCCAAACCTTTCCATCCCATAGCATCTAGAACACTAGTATTGCTTAATGCTGTTCCATCATTAAATCCCACATCCACAAATGTGCCATTCTGAAAGTAAGATAATACCCACAAGTCTTGCTTAAACTGAGAGTATGCTATTAGTGGTCTGCTCATTTGTGTTCCGATGAATATTCTACTTTAACAGGAGCATGATTCAGTTGATCCGCATAGTATCTAATAAAATAGTGACTAAAAATCATCAAACATAGTGTGCAACACCCAACAATTATCAGACTAGTTATAAACGGCTTGTGGTATTCATACTTCATCGTTATCAATCTCTCCGTATTCTTGTACTAAAAAAACATATGTGCTCATATAAAATACTATGCAACAAAATATAATTAAAAATCCATAATCTTTAAAATATCCCAATTCACTCATGATGGTTAAAATATTTCCAAGCGTATGCTAGTGTTTCAATAGTTCCTGTTATTATTGCTAATCCTAATATTATGAAAATTATTGTTTGCATAAAATTGACTGACTGTGGGCATCATGGCGAACAGATAGGTTTAGCAAAAACAAAAGGGTTCCACATATACTAGACTAATGAACATAACGGTCAAGTTGGTTTGTATTCTATCTTAAGAATATGAGATGTGCTGTCGCTAGTTATTTTTTGTAGTTTAATAACTAACATCATCTCGCTGTTGGTTTCAGATTCTTTTTGAATCATATCTTGAATCTGTTGCAACAATCTGTTTCCATCAATAGGTTCTCTCAAAGAATATGCTATCATGCTAAAACTCGCTGACTACATCCAAAAATCCGAATAGATTATATTAGGTGAGACAATATGATGATAAAGTCCAACACACTTTACCAACCAATACTGTTTCAAAAAATATGACTATCTACTCATAGTAGACAAGAGAGAGTGGTGTGCAAGTTTCGCTGACTATGAAAATTCGCTGACTACCACCAACAAACCGATCCGATAGGATGGGCTAAGACTAATCGTCTAGTATAACAATACTAGTTTCTTCTTCTGGTTCCAAATATATTGGAATTTTATTTGTGGTATTTGTGGATTTAGCGGGAGGTTTCTTGATAGTTTTATTTTCATCAAAAACTATTGACACAACAACACAAACCATGCCCACAACAGAAAACAACGCTATGAGAAATATTACTATTGAACCAGCATCCATTGGTCTGTTATAACCTTGTGACTAGTACCCTAATGTTTTAAAAATTTGGCCTCATAAACGAATCATGGAAGCGTGAGAAGGGAATCGAACCCTCAACATTCAGGTTGGAAACCTGATACTCTGCCAGTTGAGTTACTCACGCAAAAGTTGTTCCAATAAGTTGTCTCTTTGTGAAGAAATATATTCTTCATTTGTAATATAGTTATATTCCATAGTATTCTTGTTCTTATCGAGTTGACATTGCTGTTGTGTTGTGGTATAGTCGAGTTTGTTAAAGAAATGTTCTTCAAGATTAACGTTGGGCAAACCTACTATCACAGCAACACTTATAGTGCTTTCAATAAACATAACCTATTGAGTTAGTCCAGTATAAAAGCCATAAGCAACGCCAAAGCAAATACAAAAAGCAAAAATAAAACACCTCGCTTGGAAAAGGTAAAATCTCGCTCTGACACTAACACTATTGTAACACAAACGCTCACTGAACGCAAACCCTTGGTAGCAAATAACTTACAAGCGTAAGCGACCTTTTGGAAAAATCTCGTGCTTGACAATATGGGCAGAATACATTATAAGTTATACAGCCGGGCAGATATAATACTCTTAGTGCTGTAATATCCTCTATAACTTCCTAGTTGACAACTTTCCACCACCTTGTACAATACTATGAGAAGTCTCCCAACAAGATTTCTCAGGATTCATTTGGAATAGTTGTGGAATTTTTCAGATCATTAATAAGAATACTAATATAGGAACTCTGGGCCTGCTCGCTAGGATTATATTGCTTATAAAACTCTAGAGCATTAAGAATAATATCCATATCAACAACTGGAAATCTATAACTATCATATTCAGGATCGTATTTCATTAAAGTCCCTCACATAGATTATATTTTCTGGGCCAAAATCACCAAAAAATTCAGGATCATTATAAAGCATATGATTTAGATAGTTAGAAATATCCTCATTACTATTTCCACAATCCTTATCATCAATACCAAGTTCAATCTGTACTTTCACAAGTTTCACTCTTTTGCTCCATGATTAGTTGATTCATATAGTAACCAGCAACACTTTGCCACTCTTTACATTCAACCATATATCTTTCTTCCCCAGTAATACTATACCAGTTCAGACTATGAGAGCAGCAATCTAACGCATGATTAATAGCACTGATAATCTCTTCCACTATTTATCTCCTTGATACTACGAGTGCAAATAAAACAAATAGAACATATTCTGTTATTTCGTACATATTAACTTTCCTCTGCATCATCAATATACCACTGATATAATGTGGTGTTGGCCATAATCTCTAAATCATTACTCAGACTATCAATAGCCCAATCTGCTTCCTGACTATTAACATCAGATATTTCAGGAAAATCAAAAACCACATAAACTTTCATAAGAGCCCTTTCTTTCGCTGACTATCGCCAAGACCGCAAATCCGGTGGATTAGGTAAGACGGTTAAACAAGTACATCATTATTATTTGATTTTATAGAAAAGATTTCCTCTAATCCTTTCATCTAATATTAGTCGTAACCTCTTGAGAATAAACGACTTACGCCTCCATTGTATCGTCTAGAGGCTGGAGTAGCAAGCAACTTTTTTGAGATTCTTTGACAAAGTTACCATACTGCCATTTTGACAGGTGCCGCGGCCCGGCTGCCATTTTGGCAGGGCGAGTTAGGGCCGCCGTAGGTTATTCCCTCGTTCCCTACGGCGACCCATCACCCACCACGCCACGAAAGGAAGACTAGTTATTATTTGCGATACATTTACAATATTCAATAAATGTTTTTTGGTCTAATGCCATTTTCATTCTATTTATATCTTTATGAACAAACTGGAATATTATTTTTTGTATAGTTTCTATTAGAGTCTATTCTATCTACAGATGCTGTCCATTCTCTTTCTAGTAAAAACTCATCAGACGTTTTAGGTAAAGTAATAGGAAGTCCAGAAAGTTTACATTTAAAATCTTGTTTAACTAAAATATGATCTAAATCTTTTGGTTTAATATGAATAGCAAAACTTCTCGCTCTAGCATTTAGAACCATAGCCGTCCAATACATTCTCATAATATATTTGGACACAAACTCTGATTCTTTAGATAAACAACCGCAGGACTTTTTCTACCACTATTAACTAATGTTTTTTTACAACGTATAATATTACCACAACTACATTGACATAATACTGCTATATATCTATCTATTTTACCATCTTCTTTTATGATAGTTAAACACGAGTCTTTTTTGTAGCGTGGCATATATACTATAGTGATCTAGTTATTGTTGACCCATATAATATATACACCACACCACAAAAAATCTGCGTTTTTATACCGCACTCGCCATAGTCATAGCGGTCTCAAAAGCCTTATTATTTTCATTGGCATTTTGTCCGAACCACAAAGAATCAAGACGATTATCAGTAGTACGACCCTTAGCATAGTTAAGATACTCATTAAAACCCATATAAGCGGCCCAATATGTTCCACGAACATTAGCAGCACTCTGCTTCGGGCCTTCGATACGGGCGAGAATATCGTCCATAATATTACGGGTACGAGTCTTGATATCCTCGTCCGCACCCTTAATATTCAGCACAACCTTCACATACTTCTCAATATCCTTCTGGCTGAAACTCTTGCTAGCAAGGAACCGATACTGTTCCGCAGTAGCCTCAAAACCAGCATTAATATTGTCCATAATATCACGAACTTGTTCCAGATTCTTCTGGCTGGAGCGAGTGTGACGAATACGAATCAACTTACTATCATTATGCTTGTGAGCATACGACAGCGTATTGACACACACAACACGAATCGGCGTATAGCCAACGCGAATAGCGGTTGTGCCATCATGACTATTACTCAGCAGAATAAACTTCGACACTTCATCACCCGGAACAATCTCGCTATTATCGCGGTTGAGTTGAGCCAGCACCCAAACCTTTTGGCCAAGATGGAGCGATCCGGCAGTATGGATCGAACACTCATTAGCGTCGAGGAAAGGCTGGAACCAATCAAACGCATCACGATTCTGGAGCGGCGTATAACGCGGCCCGACAACACCAAGGATGCTACCATCGCTCTTGCGATAGGTTGCACGATGATTGACCGGAACGCCGTCAACGGTCTGCAAATCCTTCAGACCAACTTCCCAATCCAGACCAGCAGCGACGATAGCATCATTCACATTGATACCCTCGTCAACGCTATTGCCAAGGCCATGCCAAGGCGTCTCACCAACAAACATCATCTTTTCAACAGCAGCGGGCATAATCAAACTCCTTCGTGGTTAGGTTCTTCGTTCCGATACGCTGATTCTACAATATGTATTCGGCTTGTCAAGCGTAGGAAATGAGAAAATCTTTTCTGCCATTTTGGCAGGCGGGCCGCGGATGCTGCCGTTTTGGCAGTCATCCAATATTTAGTAGCGGAATCCCAAGATCACGCTTGCAGAGTTTACTGCCATCCTCATCGTTACGATAAGCACATTCGTTAGGCAGATAGCAATACACGCCATTACAGTGAGAACGCGGATACTCATCCTTTAGTACCTTTTTAATATGTCTAACGGTCGAGCCAGAACAGATTAAATCGTCTAATATAATATATCGAAAAGGGGCCACTCCTCGGTACGAAACTCTGAATAGCATCGTTCCCCCTTTCTTACCACAATAATATTCTTATTGAGTAACTCTGCGATTTGTGGAACCACCATTAATCCACTTACACCACAGCAGGCGATACTATCAAAACTATCAGAGATTTTTCTTAGATCACAAACAGCCTTTATAATAATCTTATTACGAGTCTTATGATTCAAAACATGACAAGTGTGGCTAGCACCCTGAATATACTTTCCCTCAGATGTTTTACGAACATCCTCAATCGGCTGGTTTAGTACATTAGTCATAAAAATGGACGGAGTGATTCGAACACTCTAAGAAAGGATAGATAAGGCGTTATGCCTAGATATAGAATACTTGTCCCACCAAGTTGCATCCATTAGACGAGAAAGATCAGTCGTTATCTAGTTCATCCACTACATCATGATAGTAGTGTTCGTATTCTCTTTCATCCTCAAAATCATCATAATCTGGTTCGTCAGAATAGTCGGCATAATCATAGAGTTCTTCACTATCTTCCACAATACGATCATAGTCAAACTCATATTCATCATCGTACATAGCCGTTTTCTCCTTTTCTCTATCTTACACCAAACCAACGAACTGTCAAGTGGACCCCCTGGGACTCGAACCCAGAACCTACGGCTTAAAAGGCCGCTACTCTACCGATTGAGTTAGAGATCCATATCAGCAGTATACAGTGTGTTATCGGTTTGTCAACTCCAAAACTTTAGTGGTGGGTGAGGGACTCGAACCCCCGAAGTCGAAACACCTGATCTACAGTCAGGCCCAGTTGCCGCTTTGGTAACCCACCATTTTCGCTGACTACAACCACCCTAACCGAATCCGTAGGATTAGCTGAAACGGAATCTGAGGGATTCGAACCCACGGAGGATTTTAACCCTCGGCGGTTTAGTAAACCGCTGCCTTAAACCGCTCGGCCAAGATTCCTAAAGCATCATTTTTGTTTGACCAGAACAATGCTAAACTGGTATTCGTAACTCAATCGTCAGCCTCCGTACTCTGATTATACCCATCCTATCTGGTTTGTCAATGGCTATATATTCTCGATTTATGGTTCGAATTTGGTGTATATTATTGTGGAGGTTCGAATTATGAAAATAAAAGATCAAATTTTAGAACTCAGAGATTTAGGTTATTCTTATAGACAAATAGAACAAAAATTAAATTGCTCTAAAGGTACAATATCTTATCATTGCGGCGATGGACAAAGAAATAAAACTGCAAATAGAAGAACTAAAAATAGATCACAACAGCACCCACTTATTAGAAAAATAGAAAACTTTAACTTAAAACATCGTAAAATACAAATCAATTCTATTCAACAAAAAACTTTTAATAGAACTTTAAGATTAAAAATAGAAAAATTTTCTATGAATAAATCAGGAGTATATAATAATATGTCATTTACAATAGAAGAATTTTTAGAAAAAGTTGGAGATAAGCCAGTATGTGCTTTAACTGGCAAGTCTATAGATTTGATGAATTCTAGAAGCTATCATTTAGATCATATAGTTCCTAGATCTAAAGGAGGATCAAACAGTTTAGATAATTGTCAATTGCTTTGTAGAGAAGCCAATCAAGCTAAACACGACCTATCTTTGGATGAATTTATTCAATTATGTAGAGATGTAGTAGATTATATAGATAATAAAAATAAGCTGTGAGGGTCAGAGTCGAACTGACATCGGCAAAATTAACAGTTTTGAGCATTACCATTATGCTACCTCACAATAAATGCCCAGGCAGGATTTAAACCTGCAACCTAGGGAACCAAAATCCCTTGCTCTATCAGTTAAGCTACTGGGCAGAGCCGGTAGTAGGAGTTGCACCCACGACATTCAAATTACAAATTTGACACTCTGCTAACTGAGTTATACCGGCAAAGGGGATAGTTTTTATTTAACGATAGAATACCCCCATAAACTATCTACAAGGCTCGCTATTTCTAACGAACCAAGATCGCCCTATCCACATGGGTAGACACGACTATATATCATACTCGTTACGCCATTGGTTGTCAATAGCCTTACGAGTACGCTTACGCTTAGGTCTGTTATCCATAGTAGTATCACGATACTCTTTATGACCCGTAGATACTTCCCAAGGCTTTTTGACCTTGAGTTTAATAGCCTTGCCGTACTTGCGGCGTGGTCGCGTATCGTCGTTGTTGGGGAGCGTAATCATACCATTGTCCATTATCGTGTCGGTAAAAAACTTTATCTACATTAGGATCATAAGCCATTAAGCAGTATTGTATTGGATACACAGGTTTTGTCAACTGTGGGATTTTAATATCACCCTTTTGATAATCCTTAAAACCAGTATATGCCAAACCCAATACCGCTACTAGAACTCCTAGCCATTGTATCATGCCTCTACTCCTTGTCAACCCTCTCATAGACCATTTATCGACCAACCGCCACCAAAACTTTAATGCCATTTTGGCAGTCGGGGCGGGCGGGCTGCCATTATGGCATACCCCTTTCCTGAGCCCTAATCATTACCTTTGGCGTTTTAATAACCTGAGTTAAACTATCAGCATTTTTATAGTCACGAAATCCACGCTCATCAACATAGAAATACTCATCAAAAATATCAAACTCATTAGTATCATTGAATACGGCAACGGCCGCATCTATGGGACTACTCTCAGGAATACTAACAATCTTTTCAACCGTATTACTCTTTACATACCATTTACTCATGATTTCATCTCCGTTCCGAGATACTTCATATCCTCATCACAATCTGCACAAACCGGAGTACCAGTATCCTGATACCACCACGGCGTTACATTGATTTCATCCTCACAAGAAACGCAACGCCAAACATGGCGGATTTTAGTATCATCAATAACTTGCCAGATTTCCATGATAACTCCTAGTGAGCAGGAAACAACACGTTAGCCAAACCGCGAACACACAAGTCGCATGATATACTATCTTTCGTGCCGGTGCAAGTGATTTCCGACCGACCACGACGGATTTCCGGACACGTTACAAACTTACTGCCGTTCAATACAACAAGTTTCGGCAGACTAGACCGCCAAGCATCAGCCTTTTTCTTGCTACGCGGACGCTTGGGAGCAATCTTCTCGTCGCTATCACACCATGCGAATAACTTGAAACCTTGTGCAAGAGCCTCTCCCATGTCGTTATCATCATGCACACTAGCATAGACGGCCATATACTTATCTAGACTAACAAGCCGACTATCATAGATATGAGTGTAAAACCACATATCGGGCAGACTATCACCATCAGCAAGAATACTCTCACATGCCCACGTTACATTGGCGACATACTCTAGGTCAAGTTCACCGTTGAGAAACCAATCGCCACGCTCGTGCCAGCGAATAGACTTTTTACGACGCTTGGCATCCAGAATCATAGCACGAATCTTATTCTTCTCGGTCACAAGATTCTGCATACCAGCGGGGCGAACATTAGGATAAATCTTTTCGGTTTCCTCAGCATAGCAGCCATTACCGAGATAATCGCAATCGGGCGGGCAAGTGTTTCCAACCGGACGCGAAACCACAATGCAACCCTTACCCAACTTATCGTTACCATCTGCTGTTTTCATGATTATCTCCTCGTGTCTACTGATTCTACAATCTAGAATCGGCTTGTCAAGCGAAAAAACTTGAAGAAAAATCAGCTGCCATTTTGGCAGAGCGGCCGCGGAGCCTGCCGTTTTGGCAGGGACTCCGTCCTATAAAATACTGCCGGTAGGATTTGCACCCACGTAAATCAACTTAGAAGGTTGATGCCTAATCTGCTCGGCCACGGCAGCATAATACCGATAGCCGCTAGTGTAGCCACCAGCGGTCTATCGGATATTATAGTAGTTATGCTACTCTCAGGCAACAGCCTCAACTTCCTTGCTAACCTTGCCATTGTGAGCATCGCCAGCAGCCTTGGCAGTCACGCCAGTGACCCTAGCACGCCAGACCTTATAACCCTGCTCGCTAAAAGCCTTGACTTCGCCAGCCTTGACATTCGCATGAACGTCACTCGGCAGAGCGTCGGTCAGACAGGTAGAAATCGAATCCACCACAACCTCACGGTCAAGATCATCGGCAACAATATCAACAACAAAAGAAAACTTCTTCATGGTAAACCTCTCCAAGTTAGTGTTAGTCAAACCGAACAAAACCAATCTTATCACGCCAATCATCACTTGTCAAGAGCCAATCCGAACTTTTGTTGTTTCGTGATCGGTTGGCATCTTGTCGTGCGATGCTATCATTCTACCATACAGTATCGGCAAGTCAACAGCATCTCGTGAATCTTTTTTGGATGCCATTTTGGCAGGCGGGCCGCGGCATCTGCCACTTTGGCAGTCATGAGAGATAACCCTCACAACCCAAAGAGGTCAGATCACGCAGCAGATTCTCAGCCGCTTCGGGAGTTTTAGCGGTCAGAGAAATGGTGTTTCCGCCACCACGCCAGAATCCGCTCTCGTCGTAGCGTCCCACCATACCATCCGTCCAATCCTTTGCTTCCTTCAATCCCCATCCGGTGTGCTGTCGAACAGCCTTGATGCAAGGGATGCGATTGTCCAGATTCATGCCATTCGTGATGGTCACCATTCGACGCTGGTTCACGCCCAACGCCACCTCAAAAGCACTCACGATCTTATCGTGGATTGTATCGTACGACTCCAACTTCGACATAATCCACATAGCCTCTCGAACCGTCAGTTCCAGATTGATCATTTTCAAATCCTTTCTTCCAAAACGTAAACTTGTTTGCCGCCAGTAATCAGAGTAGCATACTCGCTACCGTCCCAAACGAACTCGTTGCTATCGCTTTCTCGTCGCCAATGTGGATCGCGTATTGGATTGTAATACAACTTCTCAAGATTGTCAACAGGCAAAATCGGATGATATTCTTTTCGTAACATTACCTCTTCACATCTAATCCACCCGCTCACATCATGCACACCGGCTTCAAACACTTGCTTGGCCTTATTCGGCCGGTTCCACAGTTTACAACCCCGCATTTCCAACTGGTATTCGGCAGGATCATAATAGTAGACATCAACAGTCTTAGAACCCTGCTTCACTTTCACTTGCCAGTGCATATAATGCTCGCCACTGCTCAAATGAAATCGCACTTCGCCATGCAGTTTTTTCATTATTCAATCCTTAATCCCACTCATATCTTTAGGGTGCCAAGCATTTTCCATACTTTGACAAAGACCCTCAACATATTCAATATAATCGTGCATACCCGAACGTGTCTAAATGGAACCATATTTTCTGCATAATATTCAAGAGCAGAAAGAATAGTTTCCATATCTTTATCACCAATCGCCCAATCGGTAGTATGGTTATTTGTGTATTCCATGTTTCTAGTATACCTTATCGACCAATCGTTGTCAAGAGTTTAAAAAATACCCACACTGGCCTACGTCCAGTAGCGTTTTAGACTTCCACCGCTTATAGGGCATATTTTCGCTGACTACATCCACTCAATCCAAATCCGAAGGATTAGCAAAAACAAAGTTGGCTTCCGCCATACTCGACCAGCATTTCAGATAGCCTCTTTTGATATCATTGTGGCTATCCCCATCCATTGTTTCCTAAGCATACCATTAGTATCGGCACTGTCAATACCATTCTATAAGAAAAATATTTTTGCCATTTTGGCAGTTTGGCCGCGGCTCCTGCCGTTTTGGCAGCTATGAGTTTTTATGTACTAGATCAATATATTTGTTAACTAGTTCGCTTACCGCAATCTCATGATTAGTAGTTAACTCTTTAACCTTATCCACATTATGCTTATTAACAGCACTCATGCGAGAGTTAAAAAAGTTGATAATATAAATCATGGCCTCGTCTTTAGTCATGATGGATAATCCTTTGATAATCGGTTTCTGGCCGTTGTGGTTTAGGTTGTCCCTCATATGGCATCCACCACGGAGCATCCATACGATCTACAATACCGGGTGATTCCTCACAAATAAGAATATGTTCACTCACAGGATCATCACGATGAATCTCATATCTACCTTGCCACACTCCAATATCTGGCCAAAGTAATAAACCTTCTGGCCGTTGATAGGGCGACGATATCCAAAAAACTAAGCCATTCCATTATTTCTTCTCCTTACATTCATTCTCTCTAACTCGATTATCACCAGAGTCAGATCGTGCAGGACACCGCCGATCATGAAAATCGTTCAACCATCGACCACATTTCTTGCACTTCATACTTTGCATTATACCATTCTTTATCGGCAAGTCAATAAGAAAAATCCAGCGGAATCATTTTCGCCCCGATTCCTATAACCCATACGATTGCCCCTTGTCAGGATCGGATGGAAACCGTTCACGGAAACCTCCCTAGAATCGGCATTGCTAGCACATAGACTCGATTCATCTGGCTCTTGGAAGCGATTACTGGTTGTATTGGCGAGGGCCACAATAGGGCGGAACGTATTCACATTCTTAAACAAACCCTATTCACATTTTTTCCGGCATGTACACCGATGGTCCTCGTATTGGAGCGTGGAGAGGGAATCGCACCCCCTTATATTGGTATACTATCCTAACGTATAACCCCGTTAGGCAACCTCAAGGCGATTTCTTCCTAAAGGTTTATCGTACAGGTTATCCCAATCTAGTCGCTAGACCCACGCAAGTTTGTTTTGTCTTACTCAATCATTCTACAATGTAGTATCGGCTTGTCAATAGGCTTTCTTGAAAAAATATTGTGTGCCATTTTGGCAGATTTCGCGGCCCCGCTGCCACTTTGGCAGATTCGGGGTTTGTTTTATGCTTCTACTTCCTCATCCTCAGCAAAAAAGTCACTCAAACCAAAATCATTCCAAATAGCAACTGGAATCATATCCTTACTTTTATATTCAATATAGTTATCAGCACCATTATCATAAATACCACAAAAGCACATACCCGGCTCAAAATAGGACGCTTTCACATTGTATCCCAAGTCTACCAGTTCGTTATACAAACCCACCGGAGGAGCCCAAGCACTATCAAACGTAGCACTAATCTGATTACCAACTCGCGTGGCCTTCAGCCCATATCGTTCCTCATTATCAGTACCAATATCGGCCCCAATATCCCACTTTGTTCCCCAGTTATTCACACAAAATCCCACCATCCATCACCAATATCTTCCGGCACTGGAATAAACTCACTACAAGTTTTACCAGCATTATAAGCCTTCTCAAAACGATCCACCATAGCGGGGTCAGAATGTTCAACGGTCAGATTGTTCAAGCACCAGTTAGGCATTGTGTTCTCCTTTGTGTCGATTCTATACTATTCTTATCGGTTGTCAAGCGGCCAAAGCCTTACCAAAAATCTTTTTATTCACATACAAACCCTTATGAGTATACTTAGAACCAGTGTATTTGGCAACAGTACGACTATCCATGATCCTACTAGTCACACCCTCCGGAGAAATAAAGACTAATACCAGTTTGTGGAAGTTGGCGGGGCAAACATGGTGGAAATGGTAAGAATATCCATTAGCAGACTTTCGAGCCAGAGCAGACTTGACCTCAATCTTTTTACCATTCACAATCATATCAAAACTAACACTACCACCAAAATATGCAACCTTTTTACCATTCTTACGATAATAGTCCCTAACCATTCGCTCGACTACTCCACCACGATAGTTCCTACTCATCTTGCTAAGACGATAGGCAATCAGGCTCTTTTTGGCAGAAAATAGGCTCTTGTTGTGAAAGCCACGAACCTCATTGAGAGCCTTATCTAAACTTTGTGTGGTGAACATAACCCTATCCTACTGCTCCAAAAATAGTTGTCAATACCAAAAACAGTAGCCCCGTGGAGAATCGAACTCCAGTCTCTAGGATGAAAGCCTAGTATACTAACCACTATACGACGGGGCCGACTAACCTACCATTCTCTCGATCCAAATATAACTACCATACTTTTCCTGAGCACGACGCATAGCATCTGTTGCACTCAGAGCAACAATATAACCAACAAAACGATTATTCTGAAAAACTCTCCAAGAATAACCAGCGTAGCAGTTTGTAGTAATCATACGCTTATTGTATCGGCATTGAACGGCTTGTCAAGTGAAAAAATCCACAAAAAATAACTGCCATATTGGCAGAAATCGCGGCCGGCCTGCCATTTTGGCAGAGCCTTAGCACAACCCCTCAAAAGAGGAGGCTGGCCAAGCCGGTCTTGAATGCAACCCCACCCAAGAGGGGACGTCGCACGTTGCGAGTCCGTTCCGCATAGAAGTTGCGAATCTTACCATCGGGAGTCTGAGCGGTCACAAGGTGACGGCTACGCTGAAAGTCAGGATCGTTCCGACGATAACGGCTAGAACTATTCAGTCGAGCAATGTAATCGTCAGAAAAACGATGAACTTCCAAAACCTTAGCCATGAATCGCTCAGGCATTCCCGTAACGGGCTGAACGTACTCAAAGTTATAAACTCCACCAATCCTAGCATTCGTCAGACTATCACGAAGCCCACGATACAGATGGAAGACACAAAGAGCAATCATACCAGCAGCAACACCACAACCAATCGCAATCATCGTCATATCGTTCATAAGAACCCTTTCGTTTAGAAATCCTTCACTCAATAAAACTAGCATACCACAAGAAAAAACTTTGTCAAGTCTCAACAGTAGATGGAATCACACTCTCCATGAGATTCTTAGCAATCTCTCCAAAGTTGACAGCACAAACACTAGCGTTCAGCAGATCGGCCCAAACCGTGCCATTCGCGTTAGCGTCACTCAGAATCCGTTCCATTCCAGCGTTGTAACTGTCGCGGAGTTTATCTGTCAAGAGATAAATAGCATCATCGGCCTTGGTCATGCCTAACCCGCCGAGAGCAGGCTCTTCGGCTTGATGATTATAAATCTCTTCTGCAAGTTTACGCCAGTAAGATGCGGACGATTCATTGTTGTCGATCCACAACTGAACAGCCCACGTTTCGTAGTTAGAGTAACCGTTGTAACTCATCGTCATTTTCCTCTGGGGTGATGCTTCAAGGATACCATAAGTATCGGCACTGTCAAGAAAAAGTTAAAAAATATTTCCTGCCATTTTGGCAGAAATCGCGGCCCCGCTGCCATTTTGGCAGATCGGGGTTCTTTTCAGTAGTCCTCGTTGTAGTCTCCGTAGTATCCGTAATCCTCGTCGGTTCCCCAACCCGCAGAGGCTAGGCCGCTCTCATGATCCCCATCCATACTATCATCATAATCTTCCCCATCGTGAAAATCGTCGAAGTCATCATAGTTGACATCATCAACTTCATGCGACTCATCATCAACCCACGGCCAAATGCTACGTTCTGCCGCATCATCAAAAGAATCGTAACTCATCGTGTTCTCCTCATCGTAAAGGGGATTGGGGTGACTCATGACTTGTCCTTTCTACACTAATCAAAACACTTCGTCAAGGGGAGCAAACTCATCAACAATGCCGACCACATCGGCCCAGTCCCAAAAATCGGTCAGGTTTTGAGGGTCGTCAATCGGCTCGACCATACGCTCGTCAACAAGTTGATTCAGAATCGCGTTGATCGTATCCGTATCTTCGAGAATCATTTTCAATCTCCGTTGGGGTGATACGCTGATTCTACAGTAAGATATCGGCTTGTCAAGAATAAAAATATAGTCAAAAAAAAGATTTTGTGGCACGCCGTTTGCTAATCTGCCATTTTGGCAGGCGGCCCGCGAAACTGCCATTTTGGCAGCCCCTTCTTTCAGGCGATAAGATAGGTAATATAACAACCAAGAATAAAAGAAAAAGTCAGTAGAATATAATCGGCTTTATTCATCACGCTTCCTTATTGGAAAAAGTATTTCGCAAACACTATAAGAGCAAACACTACCAACAATAATACCCGCAAAGAATAATCCCCAGTTGATATATTCGGCCATCCCTAGCCCCTTCCTTTATTCTAAAGACAACAACCACGCCACACTCAAAATCATACCACCAGCAATCCACACTGTCAAGACCAATCCAACTAACATTTCCATTCTGCCTCACTTTTCGCTGACTATAGCCCACCTTGCCAATCCGATAGGATCGGATAAGACAATCACTTGGCGTGAATGAAAACATTTTTACTAGCGGTCTGATTTGTAACAGTTACAATCCAGTTTTTCCCGCTACCATCCTCACGAAGAATACCATTTATAATACCAACGTGAACATTACCCTTCGGATCCACAACCGTACCATACTTACCAGACCGCATAGCGGCCATAATCTTATCTAGACTATTCATCACGACACCCCCATCCAAGCGGCCTTTTCCAACAATAATCATAGAACATATCGTTCAGCACGTTACGATAGTTGAGATCGGTCAATCTCTTACACTGTAAGATTTCGCCACACTCGGCGTATACCTTACCATCGGCAAGTTGAATCAGCCTAACATTGTGGCTTTCGCTTCCCCAAATCTGAACCAACTCATTTTTGATCTTCTGGTCAATCATTCTCTTTCTCCTCTTACTAGGTATATCGGTATTCTACAGGCCGAACCTTGAATGTCAACATAAAAAAATCAGTCGAAAAAAATATTTTGTTTGGTACAAGATTTGCTGATCTGCCATTTTGGCAGGCCGCGCGCGATTTCTGCCATTTTGGCAGTCGAGCTGCCAACTTGACAGAACCCCTATTGTGGGTGGGTCACCCCTCCCAAGCAAAGGGGCTAATCTCCTCCCCCATAGTGAGGGTAGCCTCGTACTGACTCCGCAAAGCCTCTACTCTCTCACGACTACCCGGCTTGCCCACCTTGACAATCATGGTATCATCACCCCCACTCATGCGGGGATCAACCTTTTCGGTCACAACCTTGACGCTATTCCGCATAGCAGACCGATTGAACTTCAAAACCTTTTCGCTGCGAATCGTGCCGCCGTCAGCGGTAGTCTTATCGCAAGGGATCGCCAGACCCACGAAGCACAGATACGCTTGACGCTTAGCATTCTCGATGATAGGGAAACTCATGATTCTTTTCCTTGTGGTGAAGATAAAACGTAGACTACCAAACTCCTCTACGCTGCACAATCCCCTCAAACGGGGGATGGCTGCTCGGTTGACCAATCCTTTGCAATCTTCAAGGTAAATCGACTTGTGAACCGGGCTTGATCCCTCGACCCATTCGCCGGAACGGGTCTTATAGGCGTCATCCTCAAAATACTTGATCGTGACCAGCGTACCGCGAGCGTATGCTGCAACCTTGACGATCTCGCCAGCATACCGCTTGCCATTGTTCTTCATGCACTCCGAAACCGAAACCAA